AACGTTTCGACTTATTACACACAAACTAACTAGGAGACAAAATGCCAACGACAATCATCACTGGTCGCGATTTAGTCGTGACCATTGCAACAGTTAACTACGACGCACAGGCGACCAGCGCAGTGCTTTCTGTGGACTCAACAGTAGAGACATACCAAACACTAGACGGCAAGGCTTATAAGCACATTGACGATCAGTGGACATTTGACATGACAATGCTTGCAGACTGGGGCGTTGCCTCATCACTTTGCGAGTCATTATGGACAGCATGCGAAACCAACCCAAACACAGTTTTAGCAGTCTCATTGACAGCTACAACAGGTGCGGTTTACACATTCAACGTCATGCCAGTATTCCCAAGTGTCGGCGGTGCTGCACCAGATGCACAGACCGTTGATCTATCATTTGTTGTTGTCGGTACACCAACCGAAAACTTCTCATAAATCACTAACAATCGGGAGACAAAATGAAACTACCAATCACAATTGAATACAACGACGGCACGCAGATCACGTACACAGCTGCGCCGCCTGAGTGGGTTAAATGGGAAAAGCAAACAGGTCACACTATTAGCCAGGCACAGGAAAAGATCGGCATTGCTGATCTAGTATTTCTTGCCTATCACGCTATGAAACGTGCAGCCGCAGGCAAGCCTGTTAAGCCGCTTGACATTTGGACTGAGACAATCGCAGAGGTCACGGTCGGTGAGGCAAACCCAAAAGCTACGCAGTCGGAAGCCTTAGCAGAATAGTCTGGGAGGTAGCCTTGGCAACAGGGTTACCACCAGACGTTTTTGAGACAGCAGAGGACATTTTAACCGTGATCGAGATTTTGGAAAGGCGCGCAAATGGCTAAGGAAGCAATTAGTTATGACAAGGCTGAGCTGCGCGCAATCATTAAATCTTTTAAGGCAATGGACGAGGAATCACTAGCGCAAGCCAAAGAAGCGACAAGCGAATTGGCAGAGTACGTCAAAGGTCAGATCGTGACTGCTGCTGCCTCGCGCACACGCAATCGCCTAGATAACAGAGTTGCAGAAGGTGCAAAGGTTTCCAAGTCGTCAAAGATCGGTGAGATTAGTTTTGGTTTTGCTGGACAAAAGTTAAGCGGCGGCGGCACAACACAGCAGCTATGGGGCGGTGTTGAGTTTGGCTCAAATAAGTATAAGCAATTCCCAGTGTGGTCAGGTCGTGAGGGTCGAGGTTCACGCGGTTGGTTTATTTACCCAACACTGCGTGCAGCACAACCTGAGATCATCAAAAAGTGGGAACAAAGTTTCTCAAAAATAGTTAGGAAGTATGACTAATGGCTGGCAGTCGTACCCTTAAACTTTCGATACTTGGCGACGTTGACAATCTCAACAAATCGCTTAAAACAGCTACAGGCGACGTCGACTCATTTGGCGACAGGGTTGGCAAGGCTGGCATAGCAATTGGGAAAGCATTTGCCGCAGCTGCTGCCGCTGCTGGCGCAGCCGCGATCGCTATTGGCATTGACAGCGTTAAAGCTGCAATAGCAGACGAAAAGGCACAGACGCAGCTTGCGCTTGCTTTAGAAAATGCGACTGGTGCAACAAAAGGTCAAATTGCTGCTACCGAGCAAGCAATCTTGCAAATGTCATTGGCAACAGGTGTTGCAGATGATGAGCTACGACCTGCACTAAGTCGCTTGGTTAGATCAACAGGCGACACAACAAAGGCGCAAGATTTACTGGCTACAGCTTTAGACATTGCAGCAGCTACAGGCAAGCCAGTCGAGGCGGTAGCAAATAGCCTTGCAAAAGCCTATGACGGCAATACAACGGCACTTGGCAAACTAGGCGTCGGATTAGATGCAGCAGAGCTTAAATCTATGTCATTTGAGCAAGTTCAAGGCAGACTAACAGATTTGTTTGGCGGCGCAGCTGCTGCAAACGCTGGCACTTACGCAGGGCAGATCGCACGCGTGCAGGTTGCGTTTAATGAAGCAAAAGAGGCAGTAGGCACAGCTTTACTACCAATCCTTGACAAACTGTTAAAGTTTATTAACGAAAATGCACTGCCTGCAATTAACGCATTTAGCGGCGCATTTAGTCTTACAAAGGGCGACGGCTTTGGCAAAATTATTAGCGACGTTGCCGGTGTAATTAAAGATTTAGTAACACCAATTTTTAATGCAATGAAGTCAACCTTTGATAAAGTCAAAGCAACACTTATTGAAAACAAAGACGAGTTTCAAGCCTTTTTTGACGTGGTCAAATTTGCTGCACCCATTATCGGCAAAGTCATTGGTACAGCATTTGGTTTAATCGGTGACGTTGCAAACGTTGTCCTAAACATTATGGCAAACGTTGTAGGTGCATTAAAGGGTTTAATTAACACTGCCATTGACTTGATCAACATTGCAATCAAGGGTTTTAATCTAATTAAGCCAGGTGCAGACATTGCGCCAATTAACAAAATTGGCAGTGGGTCTACCTCAACTGGTGCGCTTGGCAATTTCAGCATGTCGACAGGTTCGCTTTCATCAACACCAACGGTAACCGTGCCAACTGGTATTACTGGAGGCGGTGGCACAGGCGGTGGCACAGGCGGTGGAGGTATTGCAACAGCAGCTGCCGTGGCTGCAACCGCAGCAAGCAACGTTGTTTCAGGCTCATTCAACGCTGGTCGTTTTCGTCAGGGCGAGGCAGCAAGCATGGGCACAACGATCAACCTCAGCGTCACAGGTGCGTTTGACAAAGAGGGCACAGCACGCACAATTGTTGACACATTAAATAACAGCTTCTATCGCGGCACAGGCGGCGCAACTAACCTGCAACTAGCATGACGCAATGGTCGCCAGTCTGGAAAGTAGAGATCGACGGCGTTGCATACACAACCGCTGTTTTGGCTAACCTAACAATCCGATCAGGTCGCACAAACATTTATGAGCAGGCACAAGCAGGGTACGTCAACCTAGAGCTGCTCGACGTGAACGAGGCAATTGTGCCTGTCAACATCAACAGCACAATAAGCGTGTCAATCAAAGACACAGCAGGCGTCTTTGTGCCTATCTTTGGTGGCAACGTTGTAGACATTAGCCTTAGCGTGCGCGACGTCGGTAGCACAATGTTTACACAGACCTATGGCATCACAGCACTTGGTGCATTGGCACGTTTGCCAAAAGCCTTGACTAACGGCGTATTAAGTAGAGACTTCGACGGCGATCAAATCTATGCAATTTTGTCACAAGTTTTGTTTGGCACTTGGGCATCAGTGCCAGGTGCATTGACTTGGGCGACTTATGAGGCAGGGGTTACTTGGGCAAATGCCGAGAATAACGGTTTGGGCGAAATAGATCAGCCAGGCAATTATGACCTTGCAGCTAGATCGTCAAGCCGTACAGACGTTTACAGCCTGGTATCGGCATTGGCAACGTCTGGTCTTGGCTACATTTACGAGGACGCACAAGGGCGCATTGGTTACGCCGACAGCACACACCGCACGACTTATCTAGCAGCTAATGGCTATGTTGATCTTGACGCAAACCATGCAAGGGCAGCAGGTTTGCAAATACAAACGCGTGTAGGCGACGTACGCAATAGCCTAGCCATTAAGTATGGCAACAATAGCCAACATGAAGTCACAGACAGTGACGCAGCTTCTATTGCTGAGTATGGCGAGCTTGCACAGATTATTACTACGACTTTGCACGACAGCGCAGACGCCACGGCACAAGCTGCCTTTTACTTGTCCCTGCGCAAGCAACCACAGCCTATTTTTAGCGAGATTACTTTTGACCTGACAAACCCAGAAATAGACAACTCAGATCGAGACAACCTACTTAATTGTTTTATGGGTGAGGCAATAGCACTTAACAACCTGCCGCTTAACATGAGCAGCGGCGCGTTTCAAGGCTTTGTGGAAGGCTGGTCGTTTCAGGCGTCTTATAACCGTTTGTCAATAACCTTGCTGTTGTCACCATTGGCATACAGCTTGCAGGCAATGAAATACAGCGACGTACCGATCACTGAGGCATACAACAGCGTGTCGCCGACCCTACAATGGCAGTATGCGACAATAGTCGCTTAGACAAGGAGACAAAGTGGCAAATCCAACAACCAATTATAGTTTTGTTTTACCTACGTCGAGTGATCTGGTTACGGACTTACCAGCTGACTTTGACGTTGCATTGCAGGGTGTTGACACACGGCTGAAGGCATTGCAACCAGGGACGACGCTTGGCGATCTTGCTTATTCATCAGCAACTGCAAACACAAACACGCGTTTAGGAATTGGAAGTACAGGAAATGTCCTTACAGTTACAGGCGGTGTTCCCGTTTGGGCAGCACCTGCGGGTGGTGGAAAAAATTATTCATTACTTAATTCTGGTGGCACTGCTTTGAGTGGTGCATCCACAACAGTCAGTGGCATTTCAGGTAAAGATAGTCTTATCATTTTAGTTGTAAAAGCAGAAAGTGATGATACAAGTGCTTTTGTTACTTTAAGATTTAACAGCAACAGTTCATCAGTTTATGGCGCAGCTGGACCCCGTTATACTATTGGTTCTACTTATAGCGCAGCTAATTACAATGACATAGGCACTATTGCTACAACGAGTATAGGTCTTGGTGGTTTTAGCTCAGACGCAGCTAGTGTTTTTTCTAGTGGAACTATCGTAGATGGTTGCAACTCTGCTGGAGTAAAAGTTTTTTCAAGTCTTGGAAGCGGTGATGCTGGTTCTGGAAATGGACAACAGGCAAGAATTGTAAACGGTATTTTTGACTCATCTGCCACAATTAGTTCTGTGACAGTATTAACGAATACTGGTACTTTTAACGGTGGAACAATGTACATCTATGGTAGTGCTTAAGGAGCAATTATGAAAATTATTGAAAAAGAATTCAATTTGCAAACAAACGAAGAAATAATTATCGAACGCGAAGAAACTGCCGCTGAAACCAAAGCGCGTTTAGATTATAAAAAAGCAAATGAAGCAGCACTTGCAGCCGCAGAAATTAAAGCAACCGAAAAAGCTGCATTGCTTGCCAAATTGGGCATTACTTATGACGAAGTAAAATTGTTGTTGTCGTGATTTATCCAGACGGTACAAATGCACGGCTGATCGAAGTCGCAGCAGCTGAGGTTGGCACAATTGAGGAAAGCGACAACCTTACAAAGTACGGCAAATTTACTGGCTTTGACGGTCAACCGTGGTGTGGCAGTTTTGTTAATTGGTGTGCAAATCAAGCTGGTGTCAAAATGCACAGCGTCGTCAGCACAGCTGTTGGTGCGCATAAATTTAAGGAAACTAGCCGCTGGTCAAATTTGCCAAGTCTTGGCGCATTGGCGTTCATGGACTTTCCACATGACGGCGTAGATCGTATAAGTCACGTTGGCATTGTTATTGCATTTGAGCATGGCAGCGACGTCGTTACCTGTATTGAGGGCAACACATCTGGTACAGGTGACCAACGCAATGGCGGCATGGTAATGATTAAGCAACGATCATTGAAGCGCGACATTGTAGGTTTTGGTGTACCAAAATTTGTACCATACAAAGGCGACTACCCAGTCATTGCTACAAATGTAGCTGAGACAAAAAAGGAGAAAAAATGGACAAAGCCAAAGTCAAAGAAGCTGCCGCCAGCTATGCTCGATCGTTCATAGCGGCAATGCTTGCCCTATACATGGCAGGAATTCAAGACCCAAAGGTTTTGCTGCATGCAGGTATTGCAGCTGTTGCACCCGTTCTTTTGCGTGCAATAAATCCTAAAGACAAAAGTTTTGGGGTCACTGGGGAATGACCACTAACGAGTGGGCAGCGGTAGCAGGCGTTATTCTTTCGCTTGCTGCTGCTGTCTACGGTTCGGTGCGCGTTATGGTTAGTGCAATAATGCGTGAGTTTTCTCCTAATGGTGGGTCGAGCCTTAAAGATCAGGTCAACAGAATTGAGGACAGGCTAGAGTGGCTTGTCCAGAAAATGATTGACTAGCCTTTAGACTTATGCTATGGCAGCCAAACGTCAAACACGCAAGCGCGTAGTTACAGTCAAAGAGGATAACTATTCTGCGCTTGAAATGTATGCCATTGCACTTAACGAGTATTACAAAGCATTGCGTAAAGCTGGTTTTAGCGTAGAGCTTGCACTTGGCATTTTAAGTGACAAAGAC